ACATATGCTACAAAAAGTTAAATTTGCACCTGGATTCAATAAACAAGTTACTGCAACTGGCGGCGAGAGCCAATGGGTTAACGGAGATAATGTTAGATTTAGATATGGTACACCAGAAAAAATAGGTGGTTGGTCTCAATTAGGTTCAGTAGATATAACAGGTCGTAACACAGCTATTCATCACTTTATCAATACATCAGGCATCAAGTATGCTGTGCTTGGAACTAATAGAATTTTATATGCTTATTCAGGTGGTATCTTTTATGACATACATCCTCTTAAAGCTACGACAACATTAACTAGTGCTTTTTCTACAACCAACGGATCAGCAGTTGTAACACTAACTTTTTCATCAGCACATAATATAAATCAATATGATATTATCTTATTAGATAATTTTACATCTATAACAAACTCTAATTTTAATTCACAGAATTTTGATGATAACAAATTTATGGTAACATCAATTCCATCTTCAACAACATTAACAATTAACGTTGGATCAAACGAGTCAGGTAGTGGTGCGAGTACATCAGGTGGTATTAGAGTTAGACACTATTATCCAGTAGGTCCAGCTGTAGAGGTTGCATCAACAGGATTTGGCTTAGGACCTTGGAGTGGTTTTAAGACAGGACAATTTACATCAACATTATCATCAAGTATCAACACATCTGTTACAAGTTTAACAATGGCTAGTTCAACTTCATTTCCATCTTCAGGAACGGTATTGATTGACAGTGAACTTATTACTTACACAACTAACAGTGGTGGTACATTATCAGGTTTAACAAGAGGAGCTTCAGGAACAACAGCAGCTTCACACTCATCAGGAGCAACTGTAACTGATGCATCTAATTTCTTTGCGTGGAATGCTGCAGCATCAGGAGACGTAATAACTGCACCAGGATTATGGTCATTAGATAACTTTGGTAATAAACTTGTTGCAACCATTAACAGTGGTGAAAGTTTTGAATGGGACTCTAATCCTACAGGAGCTAACAATACAAGAGCAACTATTATTACAAGTGCACCAACAGCTTCTGCATTTAGTTTAGTATCTACACCCGATAGACACTTAATATTTTTTGGCACAGAAACAACCATTGGAACAAAAACAACACAAGATCCTATGTTTATAAGATTCTCTTCTCAAGAAGATATTAATACTTATACACCGTCAGCGACAAACACAGCTGGTACACAAAGACTTGCAGACGGATCAAAGATTGTTGGAGCCATTAGAGGTCGAGATGCCATTTACATTTGGACAGACACTGCATTATTTATTATGCGTTTTGTTGGTCCACCATTTACTTTCTCATTTCAACAAGTAGGTACAAACTGTGGATTAATTGGACAGAATGCAGCAGTAGAAGTTGATGGTACAGTTTACTGGATGTCAGAAAATGGTTTCTTTAGATACACTGGTAAATTAGAATCATTACCGTGTTTAGTTGAAGATCATGTTTATGATGATATTAACACAACACCAAAACAACATATCAATGCAGGATTAAACAATTTGTTTGGCGAAGTAATGTGGTTCTATCCTAACTCAGGATCAGGAACAGTAAACAGGGTGGTAACTTATAATTATCTAGACTCAAGTCCCCAGCGACCAGTATGGACTACAGGAACATTAGCTAGAACAGCGTGGCAAGATTCTGCTGTATTTGGTAAACCTCACGCAACAGAATATGATGAAGATGGTACAACAGCTACAACAGATACAAATTATATTTTTGGTAATACAGATGGTACATCAACATATTACGAACATGAAACAGGATTAAATCAAGTTAAAGAAGGTGCAACAACAGCGATTGCTGCTAACATAGAATCAGGAGACTTTGATATCGGTCAACAAGGATTAGCTGGTGATGGTGAGTTTATGATGAAAATAAGAAGAGTGATACCAGACTTTTTATCACAAACAGGAGATGCAGTAGTAACTTTAAACTTAAGAGATTTTCCAAACGATACACAAGCTAGTTCTACATTAGGACCTTTTACGATTACAAGTGGTACACAGAAAATTGATACACGAGCCAGAGCAAGATCTATATCTTTAAAAATAGCTAATACAAGCACAAGTCAGTTTTGGAAATTAGGCACATTTAGAATAGACTATCAACCAGATGGAAGAAGATAATGGCTAGAATTGTACAATCTTTAACACAACCGAATAGAGAATACGATCAACAAGTACAGCAATCGTTTGTTAGAGATGTTGATAGTGTAATACAAAAACTTAACACAACTTTTCAACAAGACGTAAAAGATGAAGTTGAAGCGTTTAACTTTTTTCTAGCATAATGGCAAATTCTTTTGTAAATAAAAAAGCTGATTTAACCACAACAAGTGCTACAACACTATATACTGTGCCTACAGCTACAACAGGTGTGGTTAGATCCATATTGGTATCTGAAGATTCTGGTAATGCTGATACTATAACAGTTACGATTACAGACACTAGCGATAATGTATTTAGCCTATTTAAGACCAAATCTATATCAGCTAATGCAACAACAGAACTATTAACAAATCCTTTAGTTTTAGAGGAAAGTGAAGTATTAAAAGTAACGGCAGCAACTGCAAATAGACTACACGTAGTGCTGTCTGCTCTAGAAATTAAACCTAGAGATACCATAACATAGTCTTGATTTACTAGAAAAAAACTAGTAAGTTGATAAACTCAGGTGAAATTCCTGCCTTATAAATTTAATTTAATAAACATATGATAACAAGAGCTCAAATGCAAAGACAGTTACGTAATAATGGTGGTGTAATGACCGTCAAAACTATCCGTAAAAAATATGGTATAGGTAGTGATTTAAAAGACTTTGTTAGAAAAATAATACCAAATGAAATAGCAGATGTTGCAGTTAAAGCTGCACCCATCGTTGCACCTTTCTATCCAGGAACTGCAGCATTGATGAGAGGTATTGGAAGATTTGATCAAAGAGGTAGTCTTAGCGATGCATTTAAACAAGGTGCATTAACTTATGCTGGAGGTAGAGGTGTAAGATATTTAGGTGGAGCTGAAGGAGCAAGTGGTGGACTAGGTTCATATTCTAAAGAAGGTTTTAAACAAGGACCTATAGGTAGTTTATTTAAATCAGATCCAACAAAAACAATAAGTAAAGTTGACCAAGGTTTTGATGTAGCACCAGGAACAATAACGGAAAAAACAATAGGTAAGGTTCCAATAGTAAATAAATTACCTAAATTTGTTCAACAACAATTATTAGCAGGTGGTGTAACAGCTGGAGCTTCTTTATTAGCTAGTTATTTTCAAGGAGAGTTTAGAGAACACGATCCAGAAACAGAATCATATGAAGAATACTTGGCTCAAAGAAAAAAAGTAGTGGGTAGTCAGATGAGAACTTATATGGATAACTATTTTAAATTTGATAAAGAATATTCAACTATGACTGACGAACAAAAAAATGCATTTGTTGCAAGATACAATCTTCGTGATGGTGGTAGAATAAGAGCAGGTATCATGAATGCTCCACAAATGAATAAAGGTGGTAGAATAGGATTTCAAAATGGGTCAAAAGACAACGCCACAAAAATTAATGAACTAGTTGAAAAAGGTATGAGTATGGATGAGGCTATTAAAAAAATAACACCAGGCGCTAAATCTTCTGTAGAATTTACAAGAGAAGAGTTAGGTTTAGGACCATTAAAGATAAATCAAGAAATAGACAAGTTATTAAAAGAAGGTGTAGACATAGAGATTATTAAATCTATGACAGGTGCAACTGATGAGTTAATTCAAGAGCGTATAAAAATTGTAAGATTTAGTCAAGAAGCACCTGAAAGATTTATGAAAGTTTTTGGACCGAACAAAGAAGTTATGTTTATTCCAAGTAATGAAATGTTTAAAGATGCTTCTGATAGAAGAATGTTTGAAGATGCTCCACGCAAACTAACTTTAGAAGAGCAAATTATTCAAAAGATTAGAGAAAAAAGTAAACCTAAAAAAGCCAAAGGGGGTTTAATGAACATACCCGTTAGAACAAACTCTGAAGGTATCAAAGAATTAGATATGAGAAAGAGTGGCGGTTTTGTTCCAATTGGTGTAAAAGAAAAAGCAGATGACGTTCCAGCAATGTTATCTAAAAATGAATTCGTAATGACAGCTGATGCAGTACGAGCTGCAGGTGGCGGTAGTATAAATAAAGGAGCACAAAGGATGTACGACACAATGAAAAAACTAGAGAGTAGGGTAGCATAATGGCAATAACAGAACAAAGACAATTACCACCAGAATATATAGAAGCAGCACAGAAAACGTTTTTAGCTGATCTTACAAGACAAGCTGGTATACCAAGTATTACAACTGCAACAACACAACAACCAGGTGAAACAGCAGAACAGTTTGCAGCAAGACAAGCACAAGCTCAACAATTTGGAATTACAAAAGCTGGTATGGCTGACCTTGCACCACAAGTTGCAGCACAAGATGCATTACAAACAGCAGCTTACCAACAAGCAACAGATGCAACAACAGGACTAGGTGTTTATCAACCTTTTTTAACAGATGCTAAAACAGCAGCAACAGGTGCAACTGCATTAACAGGAACAGGTGCTGGAGATGCATCGACTGCAGGATCTATTCAATCTTATATGTCGCCTTATCAAACATCTGTTATTGATACGACACTAGCTGAATTTGACAGACAAGCACAAGCTCAAAAAGCATCTCAAGCAGCACAAGCCTTAGGTATACCTGGTGCATTTGGTGGTGGTAGAGAAGGTGTATTACAATCTGAATATCAATCAGCAAGCGACAGGAATCGAGCGGCTTTACAATCAGGATTATTACAACAAGGATTTCAACAAGCACAAGCTTCAAGACAACAAGACCTTGCAAATCAAATGGGATTAGCAAACTTACAATCTGGTTTAGGAGCAAGAGCTCAAGACTTTAGTCGAGCACAAATATCTGGTCTTGGTACATTAGGTGCACAACAACAAGCACAATCTCAAGCGATATTAGATGCACAAAGACAAACAGCACAAATGGCTGTTGATGATCCAAGAAGAAGATTATCGATGCTAGGTGCAGGTATCACGCAACTAACACCAGGCGCAGGAGCTGTAACCATATCTGATGCAGAGGCAGCACCAAGTGCTAGTCCGTTAACAACAGCATTAGGATTAGGTTTAGCAGGTGCTGATATCTATGGAAGAATATTTGGAAGAAAAACATAATGAGTAGAATATTAAAAAGACCAATGTTTAGAAAAGGCGGTTCTTCTAATAAAGGTATTATGACTGGCCTTGTGGATAGAAAACAATATCAATTTGGTAGCATTGATAAAGAACAAATAGCAAAAAATGTTGGCGTTTTAGAAGAAGTATTAAGAGACTATACACCTAAAACTAGATTACCTATTGGTGAGTTTGGTTTAAACCTAGCATCAGGTATGACACTTACAGATGCACTAAGAGATCCGTATAAAAAATTTACAAGAGCAGATGATGCAAGAGAAGCAGCTATAAAAGGTGGAGCAGCTAAACTTGGTATTGGTAAAGCATTAGAAAAACCTAAAGACACTAGAACAGCAGCAGTAAAAAACGCTATGGCAATAGGATTAGTGCCAGGCACCCCTGAATTTAATAAGTTTGTACAAGCTGCAACTATTAAAGGAGGATTTAATATAGAATTTGGTCCTGACGGCAAAGTTAAAAATATATCAGAAGGAGGATCACAAAGCGTTAGAATTACGGAAAAAGCAAATGATATAAAATCTGCAACTTTTGCTATGAATAATGTGGCTAGCACTATGTTAAAAAATTTAGAGGGAGCTAAAGTAGGAACAGTTGGTGGAGTTATTAATGCTTTAGATAGTGTCGGAGCACAATTAAGTCAATTAGCAGAAGTTACAGGAATTAAAAACAATTTTGTTAGTGAAGGAACTGGTGAAATAGATGCTTATTTGAAAAAAAATCTTGGAGAAGGAATATTTGCAGATGCAGTTCAATATGGTAAAATTAGATCAAACGCTATTAATTTAGCTTATTTAATGGCTAGAGTTGATGAGCCTGGTGGAAGATTTACAGATAGAGATATAGCATTGAAAATGGAA